CGGTCGCGGGTGGCCTCGGGGGATGTGGGCTCCCCGCGACCGCGGCGGTCTGTGGGGTTAGCGGCGGGCTGCTTCGAGTGCCTCACGCTGGGCGCGGGCCTTCTCGATCTGCTTGGCCGCCGCCTTGATGCGGCTGATCCTGCGGCGCGTCGCCAAGTCGGCGGGGCAGAGGTCTGCGGAGCCGAACATGGTCACCAGCTCCCGGCGGACGCGAGGGTGCGGCGGGTACGGGCCTGGCCGCCGCGGACCCGGCGGAGCGCCTCGTCGGCGTCGGGGTCGGAGTCGACCGGGACGAGCGTTGCCGTGATCTCGGCGAGCTCGGCCTGGGCCTGTGCGAGGCGGTCGAAGTCGGCCGGCGTCATCGCACGGGCGTCCTTGGCGGACAGCTCGGCGATGGTGTCCCGGCAGATCCTGAAGCGAACCGCGGCACGATCGGTGCCGGTGTTGCGGGCCGGGCGGACGTAGGACGCGGCCTGGTGGGCGGCGACGTCGGCCGGCGACATCTCGCGGGGCGACGGCAGGGATACCGGGTGGTCGGCGCTTGCGGGTGCCGACGTAAGCTGTACGGAAGCCATCAGGGGTCCTCTCAAAGATCCTGGTGGTCAGGCCCTGGCCAGCGGTGGAGTCGCTGAGCTGGGGCCGTTTTCATTTGTGAGGTGCCGGTGGAGTCGGCGGTTGAGGCCTTTTGGGGTGGAGTCCCGTTCGGCTTCAACCCCATCTTGAAGGCGTCTGGGCGACATGTCAAGGGCACCTTGAAGATGTCCCGCTTCGCGCCTACTCTGAACACATGACGGACGCGCTCACCACCACCATCGAGACCGCCACCGAACACGTGGCCGCCATCGCCGACCCGGTCGAGCGCTACAACGCCGCACGCGAAATCCGAGGCCAAATCGCCGACGGAGACCGCGAACTCCGGCTCATCCAGCAACGGACCGTCAAGTCCCTCAAGGCCGACAGGACTTGGGCAGAGGTCGGCAGAATGATCGGCGTGAGCGGCTCCCGTGCGGAGCAGCTGGCCACTGGGCGATGAACGCGTCGTCATGTCTTCGAGTGAAGCCGCGACCGGCTTACCGAACCATGAGCCCACGATGCGGTGGCAGTGCAGCGGATCCGCCCGCCGTGCAGTAGCAGTGCAGTTGTGATGCAGTACCCGAGCGCCACGACTCCGGGAGCCGGATAGTGATCGTTGTAACCACGTGGACCGGCCGCGCAGCTTGCGCTTTACAGGCCGCGCTCCGCGAGACGAACGAGAGCTTTGCCGAGCGTCTCGGAGTCGCGCCGCGCACGGTCGCCGGGTGGCATCGCAGCCCAAGCCTTGTCCCGCGTCCCGAGATGCAGCAGGCCCTCGACACCACCTACGAGGGAGCATCCGAGTACGTGCAGACAAGATTCAGCCGCCTGCTCCGGCCAGCATCATTCGAGCCGGCGGAGTCGCGGGCCCAGGCGCTACGGATCGCGATCGCCGTGGTCCTCCGGGGCGACGAGGTGCTCCTCGTGTGCCGCCGCGGGGACGCGGACCTCTCCTGGCAGTTCCCGGCCGGAATGGTCAAGCCGGGCGGCAACCCGGAAGCCGTGGCCGTACAGGAGACGCTGGCCGAGACCGGGGTCCACTGCGCAGTCCGCCAGCATCTCGGTGGCCGACTGCACCCGTCGACTGATGTCCTTGCCGCGTACTACCTCTGCGAGTACCTGACGGGCGAGGTGGCGAACCGTGATCCGCAAGAGAACGTCGACGTTGCCTGGGTGCCCGTCGCCGCCTTGACCCGCTTCATTCCCGCAGAACGAATCTTCGAGCCGATCTTGAGCGCCCTGGAGGCCGCGTGACCGAGAAGACCGACACCCAGCCCCCCGTGTCTACGGCGATCATCGTGGATGCCGGGCGGGTCTTGATGATCAGGCGGCGTGAGCGGGAGGGCCGGCTTCGGTGGGCGTTCCCTGGCGGCGGCATCGAGGCCGGGGAGTCCCCGGAGCAGGCCGCGGTCCGGGAGACGGCCGAAGAGGTAACGCTGGAGGTCAAGGCCGTGCGGGTTCTGGGCGAGCGGGTCCACCCGGACACTCGCGTCCACATGACGTATGTGGCGTGCGAGCCGATCACCGGCGAAGCGGGCATCGGCGACCCGGACGAGATTGCCGAGGTGGCCTGGATCAGCCACAGTCAGATCCCCGACTACGTGCCCTACGGGCTATACCCGCGGGTGCAGGAGTACCTCGACGAGGCGCTCCCCCACTGACCCTGGACGCGCAACAAAGCCCCCGACCGAGCTGGTCGGGGGCTTCGTGACTCCTTGTGGCCAATTGCTGTTGATGCAGCATGACGTCCATTCGAGACCACACCGGGACTGTGTACGTGTGCGGCAGTTGCGGCCAGCCCAGCTTCGACGGCGAGTACGGGGCGGAGCACTTCACCGAGCAGTGGGACGGGGTTTTCTGCCCGTGGTTCCCACTTGCCGGTGACCGGCTCAAGGTGCAGTGGGAGAGCACCACGCTCGACACTCTGCGGGCGAAGTACCCGGATACGTATCCACGGTGAGCACACACACGAATGCGGCCCCTACCCGGTTGGGTGGGGGCCGCTGTCGTGCTGTGGGTCAGGCGGTGGGCTGCTGCATCTGGTCGGGGCTGCGTGTGCAGGTGCAGTCGCCGGAGCCGAGGCCCCCGATCCCGTTGGGCCCTACGCAGCCTTCGTGCAAGTCGTGCCAGTCGGCTGGGTGGTCGCAGTGGCCGCACGACGTGGTGGGCCGCTGCTCATCGAGGGCGTCGAGGACGCGGGTGACGGCCGCGGTGATGCCGCGTTCACGGTCGGTGTGGGGCTCGCCATCGGCAAGGACTGCGGCGGCCCGCAGCTGGCTGCACGTGGCCCGCACGCGTTCGATGGCGGCTTGGTCCTTGCCTCCCTGTTCGGCCGCTGCGACGTGTGCCCGCTTCAGTGCCTTGTGCAACTTCTCCTCTGCGGCCCGCGCTGCCCGCTCGTTCTCCCGGTCGGCGAGGACGGCATCCAGCCGCCGGGAGTTGAGCCGCAGGGCTTCGGCGGCGCTGCAGGCCTTTTGCTGCACGCGGCGCAGGTCGTCCTCGGTGTCCTCCAGCCGCCGGACGAGGTCGCGGAGTCCGGTGGTGAACTGGTCGGCCTCGGCGGGGAGGAGCGCGCCGCGTCGGGCGCGGTCGATGAGGTGGTTAAGACGGGCCTCGGCAACGTCCGAGGCGATGCGGGTGGTCACTTCGTCCTCCGTCGTGCTGCTCGTCGGCTGGCTCGGTTGGGCTGGGGTGTGGGTGCGTCGTCGGGTATGACCTGCTCGCCGGTGGTGCGAAGTTCGGTCTCCCACTGGACCCCGGAGCGGCCGGCTCGCTCACCCCGGGGACTGCTGCTCGGTGCGGTCACAGGTACCTCCCGGTGGGTACGTCTTCGATGGGCCGACGGTTGGCGTCGTAGTCGGTGGCGCGGGTGCGCCGGTTGGCGGGCCGGCTGTGGTCGGCGGGTATGCGGGTACGGCGGGTGGTGTAGGCGAGTTCGTCGTCCGTCCACAGGGGTTCCTGGTCGGTCACGGCGCGGTCCCGTTGATCTGCCGGGCCAGTGCGAGGGCGTGGCGGTCGGTCTGCTTGGCCACCCAGGCGTCACGCTCTTCGACCTCGTCCGACCGGCGCCAGACGCTGGCGGCGCCGATCACGGTGGCGTCGTAGGACTTGGCTGCCGCGTCCAGCCAGTCGGCGAGCGGCTCCACGAGGTCGCTGTCGACGACGACCTTCAGGCCGGGGAGGTGGAACGGGTTCCGCAACTGGAAGGCAGCGGCCCGGAATTCGTCGGCGGGTGTGGTGTCGGTCATCGGGCCGTCTCCTCGGGGTGGGTGCGGCGGTAGGCGTCGGTGGCGGTGTGCCCGTTGACGACGACGTGCGGGGCGGCGTCGCGGGCGAGCCGGAGCGCGGTGTCCAGGTCGAAGCGGTGGGCGGCAAGCCAGTCGTCGCCGCGGTCGTACTGCTTCACCCCGAAGTCCCAGGTCCCGTCGGACCCAAGGCAGGAGCCGTGACGGGTGACGGCCCACCGGTCGGCGCCTCGGTATTCGACGTCGATGGTGAAGACGTGCCGGTTGACGTCGCCCTCGGGGAGCAGCGACACCTCGTACCGGGTGACCTGGACGGAAACGTCGGGCAGATCGGTCATCGGGTCCTCTTCCAGCGGGGTGGGTGCAGGGTGTGGCCGGTGAGCATCGCGGTCCAGACGAAAATCCAGGCGGCAGCAGCGACAGAGGGCAGGAAGTCGGTCACGGGGAGGCCTCCCAGAGCGGGCAGTGGATGACCAGCCCGGCGCTGATGTTGCGGCCGACCCCGCACTGCTCGTAGCCGTCGTTGCAGTTGCAGGGGCGGCCGGGAATGCACGACTCGCCCGTCGGTTCCTGGTCGAAGTGCACGCAGGTCTTGCACCCGGAGGCGGCCGGGTTCTTCCAGCACCGCCCGATGTGCGCGGTCGCCGCGGCCGGCTTCGACCAGGTGCGCCGGCAGTGCGGGCACTGATGCCGGGTGACGACGACCGGGATCGGAAGGGACGTGGTGGTCATCGGGTCTGCTCCTCGGTGGCGGCAGGGGCGACCCCGGGGCAGTGGACGGTGGTCATGCCGGGCTGGGGCCACCACGCGTGCGGAATGTGCGACTGACGAAGTGCCGCTCGACTGCACGAGACCACCTCCACGCCGGAGGTGACGACGTGGTCGCCGTCGTGCCCGGCAGGTTTGATGCATCCGGAGCCATCACCCGGGCCTTCGCCGTATGGGCAGTTGGCGGCGGCCATCACAGTGGCGGGTTGCATCTCGGTGTCGGGCTGCTGCGCCCCGTCGGCGGCGGACTGCTGTTCGACGGTGCCGAGGATCTTCCGGGCCACTGCGACGGCGGTCTCCCACATGCCGTAGCCGGGCTCGTTGTCGCGGTACGGGGCCAGGCAGGACAGTGCGTTGGCGGTCTCGTCGAGCCAGTCCGCTACCGGGTCGGCAAGTCCGGCAAGTCGGCCCTCGATCTGCGGTGCCACGGCACGCAGGGTGTCGGCCGCCTGCTGGAGCTCGACCGCGGCCGGCCACGTAGTGCGGCGCCGGTCGACGGGCGCGGGTTCAACTGCGGCTCGGACTTCGGCGGCGTGAGCGTCGAGGAGCGCATTGGTCTTCTCCTCGCCCGCCCCGTAGCTCTCGGAGGTCGGGTTCCACTTGGGCCACATCAGCTCGCTGTACACGGCGTTGCGGGCGGGCTGGTCGGTCATCGGGGTTCTCCTTGCTCGGGGTGTGGTTGGCTGTCCGGGCCGCTCGCCCCTGCTTTCCTCCGGGGCGAGCGGTACCGGGGTCAGACCGTGTTGGGGAGTGCGAGACACGGGGTGCTGCCGTACTCGCCGTCGTCCTGGCGCTGGCAGGAACAGACGTCTTCTTCGCGGATGTGCGAGCAGCGTTCGACGCCCGGGTCGGTGTCACCGTCCTCGGTGAAGTAGTCGTCGCATTCGCGCTCAAGGCACTCGACCGTGCCGACCCACACCGTTACCGGCTGGTGCTCGATGCCCGGGTTCGGGACGACACCCTGCTTCGGGCGGGCGTGCTCGCGGACCCGGCAGTCATCCCACGCAACCATCTCGCCGTCCTCGGCGGAGCAGGCCAGGCAGGCTTCGCCGGCGGGCGCATCGAGGCAGATGCGGCCGTCGTCACTGACGGGGTGCCGATCGCTCCAGAGGTCCCACGCTTCACCGTCGGTCTCGATGTTGGGCTCGGCGCCGTGGGGGCAGTCGTTGGTGTCGGCGTTCCAGTAGTAGGCCCCGGACTCGTGCTGTTCGGTCATCAGGTGCTCCAGGTGAGTTCGTGTTGCATGGGCGGAAGGGGTATTTCCAGTTGGCCGGGGACATGCGCGACGTCAGACACGGCCACGGAGGTGGCTGTGCGCCCGCGTAGCGCCCTGGCGCACCGTGGTCCAAGTCCGAGGGCCCTGGACGCCTGAGAGCGCAGGAGACGCTTACAGGCGGCGCAACGAGGGGCTGTGGCGGACGGGTCGGGACTCAACGTGCGCTTCACGCCGCCTCCTTGCCGTAGAACCGCAGGTCCCGGTTCGTCGACCAGATGTGGCCGCAACTGGCGCACTGGTAGAGGTGGCTGACCTGGTCGCCGTCCTGGTGCTCGGCAACGGGGGCGGTTCCGCGGCGGGTGCAGTTCGGGCAGGTGTCCGTCATGGGGGTCCTCCGTTTCGGCAACCGCATTCGCAGGGCGGGTCGTTGTGGTCGGCTCCGGTTCGGTACCGGTCGAGCGCCAATTCCCAGGCCCCGGGTGGTTGGGGCTTGAGCGGTCCGGGCGGTGAGGTTCCGTCGGGCCAGGCGCCGGGCCGGGATCGTGGGATGACGGGGGCCGGCTCGGGTTCCGGGGCTGTTCGCTGTTTCGGCGGCTGGCCGGTCAGCGATCGGATGAAGTCGAGGAGGTCGCCGTCAGCCCGCATCGCAGCGATGTCCTCGATCTCGGGGCTCATACGCCAGCCATGTCGACGAACTGCGAATAGTGCAGCTGTGCGGCGGTGGTCACGATGCCTGTCGGCCCCCCGCGGTGCTTGTCGACGATGAAGTCGGCTTCACCGGCCCGCGCGGATTCCTTGTCGTAGGCGTCCTCTCGGTGCAGGAGGATCACGATGTCGGCGTCCTGCTCGATCGCCCCGGACTCCCGGAGGTCCGACTTCATCGGCTTCTTGTCGGTGCGCTGTTCGGGGCCACGGTTGAGCTGGGCGAGGACGACGACGGTGATCCCGAACTCTTTGGCCATGAGCTTTAGCCCGCGGCTGAGCTTCGCGACTTCGGCCTGCCGGGTCTCGGCCTTGGGGGCCTGCATGAGCTGGATGTAGTCGATGACGACCATGCGGAGCCCGGCGGTCCGCACGAGGTGTCGGACCTTGCCGCGGAGCATGGGGAGGCTGAGGTCGGATTCGTCGCTGAGGTACAGCGGCGCTGCGTTCATCTTCTCGATGGCGCGGGCGCCGCGGACGACACCGGCGTCATCGGTGGTGCCTTGCTTGATGTGGTGGAGGCCGATGCGGGCTTCGGCGGAGAGGATGCTGTTGGTGAGTTCCTCTTCGCCCATTTCGAGGGATTCAACGAGGACGGGCAGCCCGTTTTTGATTGCGGCGGCCCTTGCGAGCCCGAGGCCGAGGGTGGTCTTGCCGATGCCGGGCCGGGCGGCGACAACGACCATCTGGCCGGGGGCGAACCCGCCGCTGAACATGACGTCGAGGTCCACGAATCCGGTGGGGACCCGGTCCTCGTTCGACGGTTTGGTGACGGCTCGTTCGAGGGCGGCGCCGATGATCTCGCTGACGAGCTTGGTCTTGTCGGTCTTCTCGTTGCGGGCAAGGCCGTCGAGGGCGTCTTGTGCGGCGGCGATGTCGGTCTCGGCGTCGAAGCCGGCGGACCGGCCGCGGAGGCTGATGTCGGCGCCGAGCCCGGTGTAGCGGCGGCGGACCGACTCGGTCGTGACGGTCTTCGCCCAGTACGCGGCACCGGAGTAGCTGGTCTCGGCCTCGTCGTACAGGACGGACAGGGCGATGGTGTCGAGCGGTGCGATCGGCATGTAGCCGTTCGCCTTCCACGCTTGCAGCTGGCGGTCGACGGCCTCCCACCGGATCTCGCCCTGGGTGAGGTTCTGCCGGATCTCGTCGACGGCGTGCCATACCCAGCGGAGCCGGTCGTCCTGAATGTCGGCGGGGTCGAACTCGGCGGCCAGCTCGTCGATCAGGTCCGGGCGGGCCATCGCGGAAGCGGCGATGATTCGTTCCGCGGCGGCGGCCGGGTTGGCGCGGGTGGACTGGTCGTCGACGGGGGTTTCCCACATGTCGGTGGTCATGCGCTGTTCTCCTGATCGGCGAGGCGGGCGTTCCAGCAGTGCCGGCAGTGGCGGTCTCCGCAGGGCTGGCCGGCGGTGTGTGCGGCGGCGATGCGCTCCAGCTCGGCGCGGATCTCGGGGGACTTGACGATGCCGTCGGCGATCCAGAACGCGAGCTTCCAGGTGTCGACGCTGAGGTTGATCTCCTGGGCAAGGAGGTGCTTCAGCCGGTCATCGGCGGGCGGGTAGGCGTTCATGCGGCAGCTCCCCGCCGGCGGTCGTCGCCCTCCATGAGGACGACGCTCGGGCCGCACATCTCGCCGAGACGGGAAGCAACCCGCGGGCCGGTGACCGGTCCAAGCTCGGGCGGCAGGACATCGCTGGTGACGATGACGGGCCGTCGGTTGATGTACCGCTCGTCGAAGATCTCGAACAGGCGCTCCTGCGTCCACTCGGTGACCTTCGCCGCGGCCAGGTCGTCGATGTAGACCAGTTCAGCTTCCTGCAGCGTCTTGATCAGGGTGCGGCGAACCTCGTCCGGCCCGTCGGGGCGCAGAGCATCGAACAGGGCGGTCGACCGGTAGGTGTAGACGTTCGCGGCCCCGTTCCACGGGCGGTCCGGGCCGTAGAACGCCTTCAGCCAGCGGCGGCACGTCTCCCACGCCGTGTGGGTCTTGCCGACACCGATCGCACCGGTGAGAAACAGGCTGCTGCCGCCCCAGCCGGCCACCCAGTCGGTGACCTCCTGGGGTACGTCGATCGCTTTCCGGTAGATCAGTGGCGTTGTGTCGTGGAAGCGGGTCAGGGCGCCGTAGGTGCGCTGCTGCAGCCACTCCTTGCGGAGGTCGGGGCCGTCAGAATCGGAGTGCATGCTTCTTCTCCTCGTCGTTCATGTAGCGGGGGGCGGTCGGGGCGGGGCCGTCTCGGTGGCTGGCCTGGGCGGGCAGCTCGTCGTCGTAGCGCTCGCCGTTGAGCCAGGTCGTCGGGTACGGGATGAACTTGGCTTCGGTCTTGCAGCGGGCCCAGTAGTCGCGGTGCGCTACGGCGGCAGCGGCAAGGTCGGCCGGCTTCGCTCCGCGCTTGACCGCGGCGGCGAATGCTTTGCGGGCTGCACCCTTGGCGACCTTGCGGGGGTAGGCCGCGTAGAAGGCGGCGAACTCGGTTTCCTGCTGCTGCTCTTCGGTGGGCTCGGCCGGAGCGGCTGGCGAGTCGAAGAGCGGCTGAGGGGCGGGATCGGTCTCGCTCGCCGGAGGCGGGCCAGAGTCTTTTGGTTCTTCTTTTGGTTCAGGTAGTTGGTTTGGGTGACGTGGGCGTCGCCCCTCCTGCGACGTGGACGTCACCCCATCCGCGACGTCGGCGTCACCGGTGACGTGGACGTCAGGGGTGACGTCCACGTCACCCGTTCCGGAGTCCGAGAACTCGTCTGAACTGGGCTTCTTCTTCCCGCCGCGACGACGGGACGACGTCAGCGTCACCAGTGACGCCCGCGTCACCTCATCCTTGCCAGCCCGGCCGTCCGGAACGGTGCGCTCGACGGCCAGGTCGTAGACCTCCGGGCGCTTCCCTTCAGGGAGGTGATTGGCCTTGCTCTGGTCGCCGTAGCGGATCAGCCCGAGCTTGCGGAGCTCGACAAGGTCCCGTTGAACAGACCGCTCCGACTTGCAGGCGTAGGCGGCCAGTCGAGCAACAGAGGGATAGGTGCCGCGGCCCTTCTTGTCGGCATGCCGAGCGAGTCCGCTCAGCGTGGCGACCAGCTGAGACGGCATTGGCGGGGCGAATTCAAGCGCCCAGTCCATGGCCTCTTTGCTCACGGGATCTTCTTTCCTGCGGTGTGGATAGGTCTGCCGGACACGGCCTGTGGGCCGCGGTGCCGTCAGGTGGGGGCCGGTCGCGGCCGGGGGCGGGTCACGCGGCGGCCTGCATGCCGTTGGCCCGCTCACGGAGGAGCTGGATGCCGACAGACATCTGGAGCGGCACAGCCCCGTTTCCGAGGGCGCGGAGCATGGCGTTGCGGGTGAGTCCGGGGGTGCAGGTGACCCAGCCGTCGGGGTAGCCCATGTGCCATTCGGTGAAGACGGGGGTCAGTCGTCCCAGAGCGTCAGTGGGCCAGGGGACGGGCCGTCCGAGGGTGGCTTCCCACCGTCGGATGGCGGGTCCGTAATCGCCCCAGTCAAGGTCGGGTTGCCCCGGCCGTAGGTCGAGGATGTCCGCTCGCCGTCGGAGGCTGTCGGCGTCGGGAGAAGTCGCACTGCATCGAGGAGCGTCATTCCGTACCCCTCGCTGTATGGAGTTCCATCCGGCCGGAAGTTCGCTGCCGTTCCCGGGAATGAAGCTGTCGGTGTGGGCAGCAGTGAGACCGCGGTCCGTAGATCCATGCCCCCGTCGCCGTGCGCCCCCGCCCCATTGGTGTCCGATGTTCGCGGGGTCGGCATCAGACGGCCAGGCGTAGATGATGACGCGCTTGCGCTTGTGGGCGGCATCGACCTCGGACGCGGCCAGCACCTGCCATTCCGCATCGAACCCGAGGACGGCCAGGTCTCCAAGTACGGCTCCAAGTGCCCGCAGTGGAGGCTGATCGTGTCCGTCTCCCACGCAGTACGGGCAGGGTTCCAGGTTGCTGGAAGCTTTCGCCGAGAGGAGCCCTTCGACATTTTCGATAACCACCAGGTCGGGTTTGAGGATGGAGATTGCCTGGGCCATGTGGGACCACAGGCCGGAGCGGGTTTCGGAGGTGAGTCCGGCACGCTCGCCGGCGGTGGAGACGTCGGTGCACGGGAAGCCGCCGATGATGATGTCGACAGGCCCGTATTTGGCGAGGACGTCGTCCCAGTCGATGGCGGTGATGTCGCCGAGGTTGGGAACGTCAGGCCAATGGTGGGCGAGGATCTTTGCCGCGTACTGGTTGGTATCGGGCCGGCCCTTCCTGTCGGGCGGCTCGTACTGGGAGTGCCATACGGTCTCGCCGCCGAACACGTCCATCACGGCCAGGTCGAAGACGCCGGTCCCGGTGAACAGGGAGCCGATGCGGGGTCCGGTGGGTGCTGCGAGCTGGCCGGGAAGCACGGCGGCCGGCGGCTGGTCAAGGAGCTGACGCGCACGGTCGAGCGCTGTGGTCAAGGTGTCCTCCTTGCTGGTGGAGGTGGTCATGGGGGCCAAGGCGAACCGGGCAGGCGGAGGCGGCGTCGGCTGCGGGAAGCGCTCGGGCTGTGCGAGTAGGTCCGCGAGGGCGGCCACGAACTGGGGTGACGCCTGGCGAAACAAGTGGGCTGCCGCTACTTCCGGGTCGCCGTGAGCGTGGATCGAGAGGTTCGCCGGGCCGCGCAGCCCGCGCCTGTTGAAGCGGGGCTGCTCGTGCAGCAGGGCCGCACGCTCCGCCTCTTCCACCGCGCGGGCGGTGCTATAGGCGGATATGGCGATGTACTCGGCCAGCGGCCACCACGCCGACTGGCGTCGGTGATTGTCGAGCCGGGTGGGTGAGCAGCTGCTGATGCCGATGTACAGCGGTCGAAGCTCGGCGTCGTATGCGCGGTAGAGGTACGGCCAGAGCGGGAGCCAGCCCACGGGGCGCTTCTCTTCGACTGTCATCAGCTGCGCCGTCGGGGCATCACGTTCCAGGCGGCGCATCGGGAAGTGGAGGGGGAGGTGCTTGGCGAGGTTGCGCTGGGCGTCGAGGCGGTCCGGGTTTGCCCGGAAGGCGCGCAGGAGTGACGAGGGATGAGGGCTGGAATCGCTCTGCATGAGATGAGAATAGCGTTCGCGGTCGAGATTCGCGACCACAATGCGCGTTCGCGTAGCGCGGTCGTGACAATCCATGGCACGATGTACTGCATGGACACCCTCGACATGGAGATTCAGGCCGCAGCGAAGAAGCGCGCTCGGGCTGAGGAAGCCTTCAAGCGCGCTGACGAAGAGCTGCGCGACCTGCTCGTGAAGGGGCGCGCCGAAGGGAAGGGCCCGTCGCACATGGCGAAGCTGACCGGCTTCACCCGCGAGTGGGTGGCGAAGATCGCCCCACAGTCGAAGTCCTGACACGTTCCCTCCCCTCCCTTCCTGCCCCGCGACTGGTAGCCGCGGGGCTTTGTCGTGCGTTCAGGCGGTCTTGGTGCCGGGTGCGTGATCACTGCAAAGCCAGCCAGCGGGGTAGAACCGGGCGGGTGCGCCGCATGGGGTGACTCCGGCACCGCACTTGTCGCGTTCCGGCTTACGGAGTACGGGCGGCTTGAGGCGGCCAGTCGCCGGGTTGCGGTCCGGGGCGGTGGTCACGCCGCCTCCGCTCGTCGGGCTCGTGCGAGCCGGCGGAGTTCGCGTTCGCTGACCCCGCCCCAGATGCCGTGGTTCTGGCCGGTGTCGAGGGCGAAGTCGAGGCACTGGGTGCGGACTTCGCAGGCCATGCAGGTCTCTTTGGCGTCCCTGGTGTTGCCGCCGCGTTCCGGGAAGTAGAGCTCCGGGTCGGTTTGGCGGCAGAGGGCGTCTTCGCGCCAGGTGTCGTTGAGGATCATGCGGTGGCCTCGATGTCTCCGAAGATCGCTGCGTACTGCTGGCGCATGGGCTGGTCTTCTACGTGGGCGGGGTGGACGCAGCCGGCCTGGCCGCAGCCGGTGGTGACGTTGCCGACGGCCGCCCGGTGGTGGCGGATGCGGAAGGCCAGCTGGTAGACGGAGATCTTGTTGCTGCCGCCGCGGATCTGCCGCCCGGGTCCGGTCCACAGGAGGTGTCCGTCGTCGGTCGGCTGGGTGCGTCGCCAGAAGACGTCTTCGGGGTTGCTGGGGGTGGGGCCGGGCTTGTGCGCAGGCAGGCCGAGGTCGAAGCGGGCTGCCTGCACCTTCCTGCGGTGGACGTGCAGTTGCCTGGCTATGGCCTTGTCGGAATGGCCGGCTTTGAGGAGCTCGACGATCGCGGCGCGGGTGTTCATGCCGCCGCCTTGAGCTTGGTGCGGCGCTCTCGCTGGGCGGCGCTTGCGCCGTCCTTGCAGACGCGGCAGCGGCAGCCCTTGCTGTAGCCGGAGCGGCCATGCTGTGCGGCGCCAATGTCGATGGGGTCCGGGTCGGGGGCGGCGACCAGTGCTGTCCACCCGTTGTTCTGCCAGCCGGCGACTGTCTCGCGGGCGCAGCCGACGCGCAGGCCGGCTTCGGCGAGGCAGATGCCGCGGGCGACGAGTTGCCGGGCTGCTTCCACGCGCTCGGCGAGGGTGAGCCCTGCGGGTTCGCCGTTCATGGCGTGCTCGATGGCGATGTAGTCGAGGTCGCCGTTGAACGTGGCGGTGGTCGACGGGTACATGCGGGGCGGCGTAGCGGCACCGGGCCGCGTGGCGATCACGCTGCGGCCTTGGTGCGGTCGCGGCGCTGGCCGGTGCGGAGCTCGGCGAGGATGGCGCGGATGGTGGAGAGCGCCAGGTCGACGCGGTCGTCGATCTCCTCGGCGTTGAACCCGAAGCTGGCAAGGTGCTCGACTTCGGCGCGGCGGAGGGCGGCCAGTTCGTTGCGGCCGAGCCGCTTCTCGGCATCGTTCGGGTCGAAGTTGGGGTCGTCGATGTGCCCCATGTCTTCCCACCACACCGGGTCCGGCCAGCGCTTCGTCTGCGCTTCGTTCCGCGTGCGGTCGACCTTCCACTGCGGCACACCGTGGTTCTGCGGCGCCTCGTTGCTGTACCGCTCGAAGACGTCGGCGACAGAGCGGGCTGTTGCGACGTAGACGCTTCGCTGCCGAGTGATTCGGTTGACGGTGTCAGGGCTGACGCCGATCGCTTCCGCAAGGGACGCCATCGGCCAGCCGTTGGCGGCGAGGGCTTGGATGCGGCGCCGTGCTCCGGTGGCATCAACACGCCCGGAGAGGAGGGGGTCTGCCTTGACCGCGAGGATCTTCGCTGCGATTGCGGGTGTTGCGCGCTTCTTCAGGGGGTCCTTGCGGCTGAGCTTGTAGATGAACCCGGTGACGGTGGCCTCGTACAGGCCGGCTGCCTTCGCGATAGAGGCGTAGGACATGCCGCTGCCGTGGAGGGTGAGGATGTGCTGGCGGATGGGTTCGGCGTCGACGAAGGGCTGCCAGGTGCCGTAGCCGCGGCGCCGGCGGCTGGTGCGCTGGTAGGCGCAGTACCCGGCGCGGCAGGTGTCGCACTTGCAGCCGTGGTGCTTGTACCGGGAGAGAGTCCCGTGGTCGGGCAGGGTGCGGATGGTGGTCATCGGGTCACCGCCTTGATGCGGGCCCTGCGTCGGCGCTGTGCCGCCCGATTGCAGGCGCGGCAAGATCGGACGCCTCCCGCCGAGACGTACAGGTTGACCTCGTTGCGTGCATGCCCGCTTGGGCAATGAGTGTCGGAGTGGAGGGGCCTGCCATCCAGAGAGAAGTTGCGGCGCCACTGGTTGACGCGATGCGTGACGGGCTCCAAGTGCCAGGGGTTCACGCAGGCCCGGTTGCGGCAAAGGTGGTCTATCTGCAGGCCAGCCGGGATCTCTGCGCGCAAGGCCTCGTAGGCGAAGCGGTGGGCGGAGATCCACTGACCGTGCACAACGATCTTGCCGTAGCCGTCCCTGTCCGTCGTGCCGATCCAGGTCCAGCAAGTGTCTGCGCCGTCCCCCTGCACCTGGCGCCAGAACCGTTCGTTCACTGGCTCGTTGGCGCGTTGGTACCTGACCTGGTCCCGGTTCTCTAGGCGCCACTGGTTGTAGTGCACTTGGCACATTCCGCGCCGGTGCACCTTGCGGATGCATTCGGTGACATTGCAGATCACAGCTCGTTCGCCTCCTTCCGAAGTTCGTTGTGCAGTTCGCCGACGTAGAGGTGGCGGATGCTGCGGTCGTAGGTGTCGAGATCGCGATCGAGTTCGGGGCACATGTCGTCGGCGTAGATCTGCTGCAGGAGCCGGCTGGCGAGTTGGTCGTCAGCTGCGGCGATGATGAAGTCGGTGTTGCTGGCGACTTGGTGGAGTCGATCGGCGGTGGCCTTGTACCGGCGTGCGGCCCGGTTGTCGATCAGCTGGTGGGTGCGGTCGGCGGCCCACATGAAGCCGCGTCCGGCGGTGATCACGGCGGTGGTGAGGAGGACGCCGGGCCCGTAGTAGAGGCCGGTGTCGATGAGGGCGTCGAGGGTGCTCATGCCGCGGCCTCCCGACGTGCGGCGGCGGTGCCCTTCCAGGTGCGGACTCCGGAGTGGTGGACGGTCGGCCGGTCGGAGGTGGCCCATCCGGCGGTTCGGGTGTAGCCCTCGTCGCGGAGCAGGGTCATGAGCCGGCCCCAGTGGGCTTGCGGGTTTGGCGGGTCGGGGAGCCGGTTGGCGTCGACGACCTCGTAGCAGGTGAAGGTTCGGCCTGTGGCGGCGGCGGCTATGAAGTGGGGCCAGACTTCGGCGACCCACGTCTCGTAGTCCTCGGACTGGCGGCGGGGCGGCGTGACTGCGGCGGGGATCGTGCCGTCGAGGGCCGGTTGCTCTGTCGTGGTCATGAGGCCTGCTCCTCGGTCTGGGTGGGTGCCGCTGCCTGGGCGGGAAGGCGTCGCCGGATTCGCTCGGGGAGGGTGATCCCCAGGTCGGCGTAGATCTCGGCGAGGTAGCCGTTGAACTCGGGCGAGTGGGCTTCGATCAGCCGGCGGATGGCGATGTCGCCTGCCTGCTGCCGCAGCTCCTGCAGGCTGGCTCCGGCCGCCATGGCTATCTCGATGTCGTGCTTCCGGAATGTCTGGTTGCGGGTCATGTCGGCGTGGGCTTCGGCCTTGAGCCGGCGGCACTCGCTGGCGCGGAGGGCGATGGCTTCCCTGTATCCGGCGACGCGCTTCCGCCAGTCGTGAGCGGCGAGGGACTTGTCGCCGCGGCGGTCTCGGAGCTGCTGGTCGAGGTCTTGGTGGAGCTGGCCCAGGTACTTCTTCCAGCGGGTCAGGTTGTGCTGGTTACGGAGAGCGGCCCGGTCGACCGGGTTGCCTTCGCCGCGGGCGTCGGTGGCGACGATCTCGCGGAAGTCGATGTCGGGCAGGGCGGCGAGGCGCTGCACGTCTGCGGTGCTGGCGTCCGCCGGGTCGGGCAGGATCTCGGCGGCGCTCTTGGTCAGGTGCCACCAGGTGCACGGGCACTCGTAGGGGCGGAGCGTGACGCCGGCCTGGAAGCTGACGCGGTTGGCCGCGCTCTCGGCGGTCGCACGGGTCGCGTACCGGGTCTTCGTCGGGTGCGGGCAAGGGACGCTCACGACGTGGACTCCTCGATGCCGTGCTGCCTGCGCTCGAACTCGGTCATCAGTTCCTGCGGGATCAGGCCCGTGTTCAGGACGTGGAACAGGGCTTCTGCGGCCTTGCGGTAGGCGACGCCCTGGTCGTGCTCGGCCCTTTCCGCGACGGTGAGCGTGGGCTGGGACAGGTACTTGGGGTGTTCCGGGGCGTAGTCGGCGATGCGCTGCCAACGGCGGGCGAGCGTCGTGAGCTCGGCGCGGAGCCTGGCCTCGGTCTCGTGCATGGTCCTGGCGGTCATCTGTGGTCTCCTGGTGTGGCCGGGGGCGCCCGCAATTTGGGTGCGGGCGACCCCGGCTTTGGGTGGGTTACGCGGCGGTGCCGGGCTGTGCTGCGGCCGGCCAGCCGCCTTCGGGCTCCAGCTCGGCTTCGACCGGCTCGTCGTCTTCGTCGTCGAGCTCGACGGACGGCTGCGGCGGGAGCGGAGCATTAGCGGTCCCGGTGATCGCGCCAGTGACTTCGGCCTGGGCACGGAGCTGCTCGCGCATGTACTCAGCGGACGTCGGTACCCACTTGGCGAGGCGCCGGACTGCGGTCTTCAGCCACATCGACTCCTCGTTGGTGTTCCACGGGGAGTACTCGGAGTTCCGGCCGTCGGACTTGGCCTTGGCCTCCATGACCTGCCGCCGGTTGAGGACGACGACCTTCGAGGTGGCGCCGTCTTTCATGACGGCGTAGGCGTAGACGCCGACCATGTCGCCGCGGTCGTCGCCGAACCAGTCGATCTCGTGGACGGGCTTGCCGTCGCGGCCGATGACGTACCGGAACGAGTCGTTGGTGCGGACGACTTCGACGATGACGGAGGAGACGGCGCCGGCCCGGTAGATGAGTTCGACGATGCCCTGGTAGCCGACGATGCCCTTGATGACCATGCGGCCCTTGGCTTTGCGCGGGGTCAGGTAGAACTGCTCGGTGCCGGGCTCCAGGCCGAGGCGGGCGGCGGTGCGGAGTTCGCGGAGGAACGCGCCGATGTCGTTCTGTGCGGCCTGGACGAGCTTGACGTCGCCGCGGATGGCGCCGACGGCCATGCGAACCCACTGGTCGGGGTTGACGTGGGACGGCATGAGGGCGGCGTACTCGTCGCGGTACTGCTCGATCTGTGCGGCGGGTCCGTTGTCGCGGACGGCGATGGCGCCGGTGACGGTCTCGGTCATCAGATGCTCCTATTGCGTGCGGGCTGGAGTGAGTAGGTGCGGCCGGCGCGGACGGTGCGGGTGGCGACCTTGTCGGCGCCGATCACGGCGCGGCGGCCGGTTCCAATTCGGTCGAGGACGAGACCGGAGGCGCAGCGCTTCTCTTCCTCGGCGGCCTTGAAGTCGGCTAGGGCAGCGAAGTAGCGCTGGCCGAGGGCGAGGTCGATTTGGATGTCGACGTCGTCCATGCCGTCCGGTAGCGCCTTCACTGCCTGGTAGGTGGCGGTGTGGCCGTCGATCGGAGGGGCGACGCCGGCGGCAAGGGAGTCCATAAACGCCTGGCCGCTGGTCCGCATCAGTTCGGTGTCGGCGTCGTCCGTCTCGACGATGTACTCGCGGTAGTCGGAGCCCCCGATGAGGACGGCTATGCGGGCGCGTCGGGCGGCCAGTGCGGCGCAGTACCAGCGGACCTGTGCCTTGTAGTGGACGGGGACCTGGTCGGTGCCTTCTTCGCCCCACTCGTAGTCGTCGCGGGCGGTCTTCGCTTCGATGACTTCGAGGTCGCCTTCGGCGGTGAAGCCGAGCCGGTCGGGGTTGACGATCCACCACGGCATGTCGTTGGCCGTGTACGTGCCGGACGGGAGGACGAGGAGTTCGGGGTGGCGGCGGGCGAACTCGTCGCAGATGGTGGGCTCGTGGAGCTTGCCCCAGTACATGACGTCGGTCTCTTCGACGGGGCCGATGCCGCCCTGCTTGCGGTGCCACAGGGAGAACGGGGACTCGTAGGGGCTGATGCCGAGGACAGCGGCGATCTCGCTGCCGCCGATGCCGTTAGCGCGAGCTGCGTGCCAGGCATCGGTGCCGGGCTCGAAGTGGCCGAGGAGAACGCCGGCCGGGGGCAGAGGCTGGGTGGTGGTCACTTCTTTCCGTCCTGTTCGTCGAGGCAGTCTTCGCAGAGGGGCCTTCGGACTAGCGGGCGACCCGGCAGGCGGATGAACGGTCCAGCGGTGCTGCCGCAACGGCGGCACCGGATGGGGTCTTGGTTGGGGCTCATGTGGTTCTCCGGTTGGTGTGGGTGCCGTGGGCCGCCGACCTGGGGGGTGGGTGGCGGCCCACGGCGGGCAGACGGAGCGGGGGTGCTCGACGTCCGCCGTCTTGGGGGTGGGTCAGTCCGCGTCGGCGAGCTGCGAGATGCGGTTGTGGGCCTCGTTGAACGGCTCGGTGTCGAGGCCCATCCACGGGACCCTGTGGGTCATCGCGAGCAAGATCTCGTAGGCGCTGAAGCGGTCCGCCTTGAACTCGTCGGCCGCGGCCTCGATGTCGGCGTCGGTGTAGGTGCCGTTGCCGGTCACGTTGCCGGGCATGTAGGCGCTGCCGGGCTCCTCGCACCAGGCGTAGGAGAGCTTGGCGTACAGGTCGCGGGCGGCACTGCCGGTGACGGTGGCCTTGAGGGTGTCGGTGTCCTGCGTCCAGTCGATGCCGGTGTCCTTGAGGATCTGCACGCCCTTGAGCGCGTCCTCGCGGCGCATCGCTTCGGCGATGCCGAGGCCTTCGTGGTGGCCGATCCGCCAGCGGGCCGGGTCGTTGATGGCGTGCTCGACGGGCATGCGGAACACGACCAGCCCGGGCGCGGCCTCGATGGCGCCGCGGATGGTGTACCGCTGCTCGCCGTGGGCGATCATCTTGTACTCGGTGATTTCACCGATCATGGGGAATCCCTCCATGGGATGCTTGGTGGTGGACGCCCCGCCAACTTCGGATTGGCGGGGCTTCTGTGTTGGTGTGCCGGGCCGGGGATCTCGTGGCATTCGCCGGCCCGGCAGGATCAGGCGGCCGGGACCGGGATGTGCGTGGGGTCGGCGGCCTGCGGCGAGTGGTGGAGGGTGACGATCGGGCCGGTGTTGAACCGCTCGCGCAGCTCCCGCACGTCGATCGGGGTGGTTGCCTGGTCCTCGCCGGCTGTGGTGTCGCGGACGCTGGGCGGGACGGTGACGGCGTTGCGGTTGGCGTCGGCCGCCAGGTGCGGGGCGAGCTGTACGGCCAACGCCTCGTTTTTGTCGGCGAGCTGGTCCCGCTCGGTGGAAAGGTCGTTGACCTGGCGGACGAGGCTGACGTTGGTCCCGTGCGCGGCCTTCAGCTGGTTGTGCGCTGCGGCGAGCCGCTGGTCGAGCTGACCGACCGCGGCGGAGGCACCGACCAACTGCGCACGCAACCGCCGGTTCTCCTCGCTCAGGTGGGCAACTGCGTCGACGGCCCGGTGCTTCGGACGGCTGTTGCGGCGTATGCCGATGTTGAAGCTCATCGCTGCTTCTTTCGGGTCCAGAGGCTGGGGGCTACGGCCATCGCGCAGAACACGAGACCGATCACGGCGGGGACGGGGGCGAACGTGTACGCGCTCACCCGGCGGCTGCCTCGTTGAGGCCGAGGGCCTTCTCCAGCTCGGCGTTCTCAGCGGTGAGCTGGACGACCAGACCGCGCAGCTGCGTCACATCCGACGACAGTTGGTCGGCGTTCAGGGCCTTCGGGATCGGGGTGTTCCAGGAGTAGCGGCAGCCATCGACCATGGCCTGGTGGAACCACCCCGGGTGCCCGTAGGCCTGGGTGCAGCGGACATTGGACTGCGTGCCGTGCTGGTCGTTGCAGTAGCCGCCGGGCGGGGGGATCTCCAGGTCGTGCCACTCGCCGTGGTGCAGCTCCTCGGTGCGGTAGACGCCCATCGAGCGGCGGTAGCGCATGCGGTTCCCGGTCGTGGGGTGCCACGCCTCGTGGTCGTTCTCGCGGTGCCCCGCCGGGAGCACGCACTGCACGGGCAGGTTCCAGTGCACGGAGACGCAGCGGTTGCTGTCGGAGCGGTCGGGCTTGATCTCAGGCATTGCGGTTCCCCCTGGTGGTCTGGATTCCGAGTGCGTCGAGGAGTTCGAGGAGCCCGGCCCGGATGAGCGGGTCGGTGGCCAACTCGCGGCCGGCGACGTCAGGCTTGGTGTCGTCGAGCGGGTGCGGGTGCTCGGCGGCCACGAAGTCCGCGGCACGAACAGCGGTCCGGCGCTCCTGATCGGTGGTGATGGGCGGCAGCGGGGTCTCGTCGCCCCAGAACGCCCGGTCCAGCTCGTAGCTCACGACCGGCCTCCGTGGAGTACGACGAGGCGGGCGGTGTGCCGACGGTTGTTGTCGATCCGGCGGACCCGGCACGGGTCACAGGTGCAGGCCTCCGGGTGGTTGCTGGCCTCGTTCGCCCTGACCTGCGCCAGGTTGCGGATAAGTCGGGCTTCGATCTGGGCCGGCATGTAGCGGGTGACCGTCAGGTCGTCCTCGTCCCAAGCGGTACTCATCACGCACCACCCCGGACGAGGGTGTTGATGAAGCGTCGGAGCCCGGTCTGCTCCAGCGGGCTGGGGGCGATGACGTGGCCTGGCGCGGTCGGAACCGGGACCGGGGCCGCCATGCGCTTGCTGTACTGCGGGTGCGTCTCGTACAGGCCGCGGGCCACGCTGTCCGCGTAGTTCGGGTCGACGTCCACCGCTGCCAGACACTGCGCAACGGTGGGGCGGGGCGAGATCGGGATCAGCGGGCCGTGGTCGTGGTACATGTCCGGAAGCGGGACCGGGTGCTTCGAGCCGAGGGATACCAGCAGCGGGGCGCCGCTCTCGTCGC